GACAATGATTGCCCACCGCAGTTCCCCCGGCTGAGCCGGATTAGGATAGTAGGGATCGAGCCACGGCGCGAACTCTTCCAGCATCCAGGCGCCATCGCCACCACGAGGCGGGTTGGACCCTAGAATGACCCGGCACCGCTGACCTTCCTTCGTGGTGCGGTTCCAGGCGATCAGCGAGAATATCTGTTCCCTCAGAAACTCGCCGGCTTCGTCGAAGCAGATCAGGTCGCGAGGCGTGCCGGCGTGCTTGCGCCAGTCGTCGGCCTGCTTCAGGCCCGCAAACTTGATTTGCCGGCCGTCGTTGAGCCTCCAGCGGTTTTCGTTGCCGCCGACGAACTCGCCATGATCCGCGAGGATTTCCCGCGAGAACTCTATCAGGCCGTCGAGCTGCGTAGCCTCACGCCGGAAGATGATGCTCGAATGGTGGTCGTTCGCAGCGCACCCGACTTCGAGAGCGGACTTCCCGCCACCCGCCTGCCCACCGTAGAGCAGGAGATCGGCCAGGCTTTCGAGCGCGGCCAGTTGCGGCCCGATGTTCGGCCGGAAAGGCTTCGCCAGTTCGCCGGCAGCCAGGTTCACCAGCTCCTGCCGTTGTTCGGCCGAGAGCGTGGCAATCATGGCTTCGAGGGACTTGAGGTCAATCGCCGCCGCTTCCACCGGCTTCCTTCATGCCCCTGTGGAGTAGCAGCGCTACAGCCTTCGCCAGCTCACGGTCGGACGTCGCGGGCAGTTCTTTCCCGTCCGGATCGGTCGCGGCGACCTTGTCGACCAGCAGGCCGTGGAGCTTCGCCTTGCCCATGGTGGCAGACACAGCAGCAGACGCGCCCTTCGCCTCGCCCATGGCTTTTGCGCGAGCGTCTTCCAGCTCTTGTGTCAGCGTGCCGACCGATACGAGCGAGAGAGCGCGGGCCTCCTCCCGCAGTTCTGCAATCCTTGCGGCGACCTTGGGGGTATGAAGGAGCCGGCTGGCTTCGCTCCATACCGTCTCAGGCTTCGTTTCCGGACCTACGTCATGGGATTGGCGATAGGCCTCAGCGCCCTTGCCCAGTTCGATATAGGCGAGCGCGAATGCCTCTTGCTTTGCGGTCAGCTCGCTCATTCGACCAGCAGCGCCTCAATGCTGGCGACGCGCTCTTCCAGATCGGAAAGCTTGTCGCCCAGGCCAGCGCTCGCCTGACGCTTGGCAGATGACACCGCAACCGCCTGTTGCCGACGAGCCGCGTCCTGAATCTTCTTCAGTTGCGCGGGGCTGACATAGCCGGCCGCTATCTGGCGACGCTTGGTAATAGGATTAGGCGCAGACATAGACGCGGTCCGCCGGCACCGTGACCGCCCTCTTCGGCAGGCGGGTAAACACCCATTCCGTCACCACCTCGACATTGTGGCTGCCCCTGCCCTCTATCGCGCGCGAGAGGACGTGGCGGTCTTGAAACCCATGCCGCTTCATCTGGAGATCCGCCATACGGTCGATTGCCATAAGCATGGCCGCGACAGCACCTGCGTTGGTCCTATCGCAGTCAGTCCGCACCGTTCCCTTGAACGTCATGCTTTCAAAGTCGACGCGGTCAGGTTCGTGGCGGCTGGGCTTGTGCTGGTGCACGTCGGAGAACTCGACCAGGTCGAAGGGGTCCATCATGAGTCACCTGTCGGGGTTGTTGCAGAGATTGCCGGCGCCCCTGCTTCCCCGGGCCTATGACGCGACGCCGCAGAACGCCGCTGTCCCCCTCCCAGGCTTTTCTTCCAAGACGAGCAGTTGGCCTATGATTGGCACCGCGTAGCCGGCATCGGCGGGGGAAACTCGGGGGACATCTCGATGTTGCCGCCTACCACGTTAGGTACTTTGATGGCGGCAGCAACGGGAGGGACACATGGCTCTAGTCAAACTTACGCAAAACGGCGGTCACCCAATCTGGATCAATCCGGCGCATGTGGTCGCTGTCTATCCGAGTGGCCAGGGAACCTACATAGAAACGACCGCCGCGGGAAATGGCATGGCTGCCAAGCACTACGTGACGGAACAGGCCGCAGCGGCGGTCTTCCAGCTTAATGGGGGTCAGGCTTAGCGCAGGCACGACTTCCCTGCCACGCGGGAGGCGACTCCCCGTATCACCCCGGCAAAAACGCAATGGCCTTGCACAGACAGGTGTATCGCCCGAATAAGATTGCGCGAAATTACTCTTTCCCGCGCAGAATATCAATAGGCGCCTTTGTGCGAACCTGACGCCCGAGCATCGAAAGCAGGATCGTCAGTTCCTCGTCGCCCGCCGCTTCGACCGTCCCTCTGAGGCCGGCGAACGCGCCCTCCGATACCTTCACTTGTGAGCCGATCGCCACACCGCCGCCCCGAACGCGCATCTCGTCATGTTGGCCGGTTTCCTGTTCGCTCCTGATCTTCGCCACGCGGTCGTCAGAAATCGGGATCGGCACACCCTGATCGCCATTGCTCCGAAGGATCCTCTCGACACTGTCGCAGGCGAGCACTCTCGACCAATGCTCGGTCGCCAGCACGAAGAAGTAGCTTTCGAGGATCGGAAAGTATCGCGTGATCCAGCGGTTTTGCCGGTTGTGCTTATACTCCTTCCGCCGCTGCGGAATGTAGACCGTCATGCCGAGGCTCAGGACTTCCTCGCCGGCCTTCATGACCGCCTGGGGACGGGCCTTGACGATGTACCAGGTCGGCGACAGCGTCGCCTTGCTCACATGCGCCGTCATCCGTTTCCTTTCTCTCGCAGCACATCGTTCCAGTCAGTGTCGGCTCGTATCGGGATTTCGACGGTTACGCGCAGACCCTTCGCCCGCAATCGCTGACCAAGTGTGAAGGCCGCTGCTTGGCCGGTGAAGCTGAAGTCGTTGTCCCCGAAGACGTAGATGGTTTCGACGCCATCCGGCGGGATCCACTCTGCCAGCAGGCCGGCATTGAGCGCAGCCCAGGTCGGCACGCCGAACAGCATCGAGGCAGCCAGAGCCGTTTCGATGCCTTCTGCGATGCCGAGCGTATCCGTGTGTGGCATCAGCCTCACCGCGGCGCCGAGCGGCATCGTGCCCATCATCTTGCGCGGGCTCGACACCGCAGCCTTGTTCCCGGCCTTGTCCAGGTAAGTCCTGTGCAGCGCCGCCTTCTGTCCTTCCGCCTTGGCGCCGTCAGAGGGATCGATTTTCGCAACCATGACGGGATGCCAGGACGCCTTTGCACCCGCCTCGACATAACGTTCATCGGCAACGAAGCGGACGTTTTCAGGCAGCGTGAAATTGCCCAAGCGGTTCCTGAGATAGAGCCCTGCCGCGTCGTCGTACGTGACCGGCTTTGCCCGCCTCCATAGCGCAATCATTTCTTCGCGCTTCTGGCCGTCCTGTGCCTTCTGCTGGCCCATTTTCGGCAGGACAACGGCGTCGCCGATATGCTTCTCGATTTCGCGCGCCGCATCCTTGAACTCCAGGCCCAAATAGCGCTTCACGAATTCGATGCCGTCGCCGGCGCCGCATTGCGAGCAAATGAAGGAGCCTGTCCCGTTCCGGTCGTCGAAACGAAACCGATCTTTGCCGCCGCAGCCCGGCATCGGACATGGTCCATGCCTGTTGCGCAGGGCCTTTCCCGGTATGCCGATCGCATTGAGAATTTGCGGCCATTTTCCGAGGCAGCGGTCTTTCAGAGGTTCATGCCGCATGGCGCACCCGCCGGCATCGGTCGATTGTGCAGACCGTTTGGCCAGCTGCCGTAACGCTCGTAGTAATTGGCCTTCGCGAACTTCGGGCTTTTCCCGTGCTCGTTCTGCCACCACAACAGCATGGACCAGACTTCCTGCTGGGTGTGAGGTGTGGGTTCCCGCCTGTTGCGGCGCTCGCCCTTCAACGCGATAAGCTCGCCGGCCTGTTCCTCAATCCGCGATTGGCGCTCCGGCGCGAAGCCGCAGCTCGGGCACGCATGCACCCCGGCCGGCTTCAGGTAGGAGCAGGATAGACACTCCTTGGGGAGTTGAAGGCGCTTCTGCTTCGTCGCGGACGACTTCGCATGCTTGCCCCCGTCAAGGCTTTCGTGATGGATATCGTCCACGAACCCAAGACGAAGCGTCGTGTCGGAGTGATCCAGCACAAGGCAATCCGTCTTGCCCTCGACCGAGCGGAGGCCTCGGCCGATGATCTGCACGAACAGCATTTCTGACTTGGTCGGCCGCGCCAGGATGATGCATCGCACATCCCAGTCAACGCCCGTCGTCAGCGTGGCGATGTTCACCACGACCTTGACTTGACCGCCCCTTAGCCGCTCACCCATGAGCTGGCGTTCAGCGACGGGAGTATCCATATCGACGTACCCGGTAGGCACTCCAGCCGATTCGAACTGGTCCGCCAGCTTCCTGGCATGAGCCCGGTCGACCGCGAAGCAGAGCGTTGGGCGGCCTTCGCCGAGCCGCAGCCAGGTCGATACGACGTCGGCTATCAGCGTCGGCCCGCTCATCGCGTCCGAGAGCTCGCCTTCGTGATAGTCGCCCGCCACGGTGCGGACGCCCGACAGGTCGGGATGCGAAGGCGCGAACACCTTGAACGGGGACAGGTACGTCCTGCCCGTCGTCGGGTTGATCGTGTTGATGAGCTTCTTCGTCGTCGTTGGGATCAACAGGTCGTCGAAATGCTTGCCAAGTCCCTTCGTCCATGGCGTGGCAGACAGGCCGACGAAAGGCACCTTCTGCCATTCGTCCATCGCCATCCACTTGCCGTAGAACTCGAACCACTTGTGCGCTTCGTCGATCAGAACGATGCCCGCAGGTGGGAGTTTCCGGTTCATGAGCGTCTGGATGGTCGCCACCTGGACGGGCTGGCTGGCGTCGGTCGCGGGATG